GTCCTTTAAGGCTACGCTTTGGTAGTAAGTAGCTAGCAACCACCATACCGTCCTTATCAATTATAGACTGATCTACAACCTCACGAGGACGATGAATGTAATTACTGACGGCCCGTTTCTTCGAAGCTATTTGTCGTTGAAATGATTTCTCAAACCACGGCTTAGAAGCAGAAGAAACTAATGGGCTACTACTTTGTAATACTTCCTTTTTAGTGTTTTGTGGAAGTACTCTTCTTTCTGTGATGGAATACATTTGGTCCTGTTTATTCCATGCACGTGAAAGGACAGACAAGTCACCAGTCAGTAAATTACAGACATGCTCTTTGAACACAGTGTGATCATTAACTACTAATCTGATATTAGGATTAGAGTGAGCTGTGTTTAGAACCTTGGTATCGGGTTCCCAACGGTGACTATAAATAAGACGCCACATATTTTTAACACTTTTCATTTGGCGTATAAAATTCCTACTTATGTGATGAGGAGACTTTTGTACTGTATATGTTATACGATCGTCTAAACGTCGTATGTCATGGTTTGTTTCATCACGATTAAGCATGTCTTCATAATTACCTAATGAAGGGTAATTGAAACGGGTATTTCCTAATTCAACTGAGACGTTTCCATCCTCAGCCCGTTTCCTTTCTAAAAGAGGGTCCCTGTATTTTAAATTAAACTTTTTGTCCAAATGGGATACCTCATTAGCTTTGATCCATCTCCTCAAGGTCGGTATATGACCTATTCCACGGAGACTTTCTGATGAAGACCTCATATTATCAGAATGACGAAGAACACTGTAAAGCTGTGCGATTTTCACATAATCACGTTCTTCGATTGGACCAAGGCCCATTCCGCCGCTAGATACGGGTATAGACATAGGAATCTTACCCATGAGAGGATTTATATCTTTAAAAGTAGGAGACTGCCTAATCAAAAACAAACAGGCAGAGCGGCATTCTTTATAAGTTGACCATTTGAAGGTTTTATAATAGGATTCCAGTGCTGATGCAAGTGCTGACCTTCCTGCAGCAAGGTTCCTACGATCGCTAAGTTTATCGTAGTGTAACAACTGGCCAACTTTAGGTGTTTCATAATAAAAAAATTGGTAATGATGTGAAACACCAAAAAGCTGCCTACATGTTTCTCGTAATTGTTTTCTTGTAGTGGTCTCTTCGACTCTATTACGAAATCCTTTACGTTTGAACATAGGTCCGTTGAGTAATTTGTCAACTAAACGTTTTTTCCGGACTATGTGCATGTAGACTATATAAGAGGGACACTCGGCCCAACCGTGTTGAGTGATGAAATCTCCTATGAGATTTCGGATCTCCTCTCTGAGGTAAACACCTTGACCTCCCGTCTGGTGTTTTAAAAAGTGACGACTATTTTTACATTTATTTTTTATAAAATCTTTAACTCGTCGTCCTAAAGAAGCCCAAATAGCATATGGCATATGATAAGTAATTTGAGGCTTGGTTTGGGTGCGCTTGATAAATTGTTTATTAATGACTTTATGAAGTCTCAAGCGTGAACCCTGTTGACGCCATATATGTTTGACACCACGTCTGTTAGTTTGTTGATTGTGATTTATATTGGTGTCTGCGTCAGCAAAAAATTGCAAACCCTGTCCTACTGATTTATATGTAGTACCCACGTTTATTGGTGTGCTTCGGTACACTGGTGGCGTTGAGCGGAACCATTGGACAAGGTTGGCATATTCAAGAAGTAAGTTGGATGGTTGGGCCCATCCATCTCGGACTTCTTGCGTGAAATATTCCCTGATTTCACGGTCCTGACTGGATTGTAATTGTGACCATCGTGTTCTAACTACGTAATCTAATATTTTATTGTAAACACGTGGTCCTTCAATCAAACCTTCTATCAATCCAGAATCAGTTGAAGTGGTTTTGTTAACAGGAGTTCCTTTTTTATTATATCCTCGCAATCGGAACTTATCCACTTCATGTTTATAACCTCGCACTACTTTTTGACAATATTCTCCGTGTCGAGGGTTAAGGGCCGTCTTAGTATCATTGATGACGAAGCCCACTTGTTTTGCCTTTTGATTGTAAACAGCTATTTGGCTTGCTGTGGCAAAACCTATCAAATCGTCTCCTGTAATTTCTACGGCACTAATATGTGAAGCTGCCCAACTTTGCAGCATACTTAACACAAACCAGGTACCTGTGATACCCATTTGTATACCTCGGTTTGTAGTGCCCATATAGACGATTTCTTCATGGGACGCGTTAGTTTTGATGCGCGTCATATCGACTAGGTCCTCAAGACCTAAGTCTGTAACGTCTTCAAGTTTGACGTAAACGGATTTTTCGCCGCACATGAGGTTACTGATTGTGTGTGCATGATAAGGTGAAAATCCGAATTCAATAAGTGCTACTCGAACCATTTCTATGGCTATGTCTTGATTTATATTATCAGTAGCACTACTTAGATCAGAACCAAACATCTGTCTCGGTTCTGTTTTTTTATCAAAGGCACTCCACATATCATGTTGAGTTTTCTTGTGTCCTTTGATACTATTACGTGTGCGCGGATCCTTTTCCAAAACCAGCCATAATAAATCCTTTACCGCAGCACACATACTCATTAATGACCCGTTGTTTCTGGTCAGTGGACGAGTTTTGAAACCACGCTCGTTCACATTCATGAGTAGAGTCTCTGAGAGACTTGAGTCGTCTTTCGCCACAGTCAGTACATGAGTGCGGGCACGTTTTAATATTTGTGCACCGGTGAGCTTTTCATTATCACTCAGACTGTGATTTTCAACTAATTCAGACAGACGACCTCCGTGGGACCGATTTGTTTCAAAGGTTGCACCTTTGCTAAAATTCAAATCGTTGTCTAATGGGTCAGAATTTAAATATTTGGAGTCCTTTTTGGTAGAAGTAAGGACTTTCTGACAATAATAACGAACATGTTCTAAAACACTGTCTTTAACATGTTCGGCAGTATGACGTTTAGGACCATTAATACATCTGTCCTTAAACGCACTGATTTGACCTTTTTGGTCACGAGCACCTCTAGGTAGTGCTCTTTTACCAGTAGCAAGGAATTGCATAGCTACATGGTCTTTGGCTCTCTTACTTTTCATACCCTGAGCTTGGTATGAACTGTAAATTTTTTTGGCGTGAGCTTCCAATTGCTCACCCATATATATATTGGTGGGAGCAACAGGTAGACGTACATTACGTCTACGACGTTTTCGTTGCTTTATGAGAGTCTCGCAGATTTGTGTTTGAGCTAATCTGCGCTCTATTTCTAAGTCACGGATATCTATAGATTCCGGATTAGGATAGACCGTATTAGAATTTGTCTTTTTCATGAGCAAATTCTTATAATTAAAGTACTGGGTTTTTATATAATTTGTTTGTTTTATTAAGTTTGGTACCCAAGTACTATAAATACTAGAGGTATGAGTTATACGTGCTGTTTCAAAAATATCAAACAGTCCACGTTTAGAGACCGTTACATTATAGCGGCGTTTTATTTTCTCATACATTGATTCAGCCAAATCGCGGGGGCTGCTGTGGAGATGGATACTGAGTGCAGTGGGCATATGTCCCTGTTTAAGCAAGGTATCCATTTCTCTAGTCTTCAGCTTTTTGAGATTCTTTAATAAGACTGAATCTCTTTTGGTGAGGTATATCTTCTTTCTACGATCCTTAGAATATGTACATGATCGTACGAAAGACAATAAATCCAAACGCAAGGCGGCAAGGTTTTTCAAAAGATTTTTTACCTTGAGCTGGTCCGCCCTTATTACATCAATACGGTCTTGGCAGGGCTTGCTTAGAGTCCACCAATACTGTGTACGTAATGAATTTGTTTTTTTATCTAGCACATTAATTTGTGCCTCAAGTTGGCGAATTTCGCGCTTGAGCTTACGTACCTTTGTACACCATTTGATTGTAGCATCGTCTGTACGAGATGCTTTTCTTTTGTTTTTTCTTAACTTTCGCAGTTTGAAAGTTAAGATTTTCATATGCTTTTGCATATTTTTTATTTTTATTTTATTTTTGTCCTTTTGGACTTGTATCAAGTGGTGTTCTTGATGTTTATAGTTCAACCAATCATACCGAGAGAAAGTAGATTGGTTGGAGAAGTGCATTCTATATCCTCGCACTTTCAAGCTGGACTCTTGTAATTCAAGAGTCTCATAATGTAGACGTCCTTGGTTGTTCGTAAGAGCAACCATTATGTCTTCTACATTGTCACGCTGTTTCAATATATCTTGTTTACACTTAATTTTTGCAGTTGAAGATTTAACTGCTGATATATTGAAATTCCCTTTAGCCTTAGTTTTATCGGTGGCC